CATGTGATGGATGCCTACGTCAAGATGCAATCCATGCACAAGGTCGACCGCATGCATTTGCAACAGATGGATTTGCAATCGGGGTTTTCCGTTTCATCGCAAATGGCGAAAGCCGCTGGGATGAAGCCCGAAGAGTTCACGTCGGCGATGTCCAAGCACCAAATTTCACAGGACAAGCTCCTAACACTTCTGGACAAATCGATTGCTCAACTAACCGGAGAGGGTGGACCGGCCTACCAACATTCGAAAGAGCAGATGAAGGGGTTGAAGGGAATTTTTGTCCGCATGGAAGAACGCTTCCGAGACTTCAATGATTCTATTGGGGTTCTCGAAGAGGCGTTCATCTCTCCGATTGCGGAATCCTTTCTTGAGTTTGTTGGACCCCAGGAGTTGCAACATCTCTTCGACCCTATTATTCCGCAGGTAAAGCAAATTGGAAACAGCCTACGGATGTCTTTTAACTTCTTGGAAGACACCGGTAGGTTTGAGAAAACAGGCAAACGGTTTCAAGAGATCTTTGGCGTGTTCTTCGGTGACTTTAAAGTAAATGATCCGTGGGATTTCGTGGCTACTGCAACTGATGTCTGGGATAAATTCAATGCAAAGTTGTTAGACGTTAAGAACTCCTTGATATGGGTCCGAGACCATCTCAAAGAAATAAAATGGTGGTCGGAACTTGCTCTCAAAGTGTGGATTGGTAAAGAGGTTGGAACCATGCTGCTCAAAATTGGAGCAATCACATCTGCTTTATGGGGAGCTGCTACCGCTGCGTGGGCGCTTGCTGCTCCAATATTAGCTAACCCCTTGGTGTGGGTGCCTGCCTTGATTTTGATCATAGCAGCTATAGTGACGCATTGGGACGAGGTTAAAAAATATTCCAAAATCGTTCTGAATTGGCTTTGGGATAATATTAAAAGAACCTGGAATAAGGTTGGAGAGTTTTTCGCTTTTATTGGTGGTGGGATAAGAAGCAGTCTCACAAGTTCAATCAATTTTTGTTTTACAAAAATTAATGAATTTACTGAAACGCTGCGTAAGATTAGCCCGATAAATATACCATTAATTCCAACGATTCCGGTTGATTCAGATAAATTCTCTGGTGGAGGAGGTTCAGCTGAAGGATTTGGAGGTGTAACTAAAACTTGGGGAGCAGGTGGCATTGTTCGGAAACCACATTTGGGAATAGTCGGGGAAGCAGGACCAGAAGCGATCATCCCGCTTAACAGATCGCGCCGCAGTCTCAGACTCCTAGAGAGTGCAGCTGAGATGATGGGGATGGGGAGTGGATCAGGCAGCGGCTCGCATGGAAGCGCTTCATTCAACATTCCAGTATCGATCACAATCAACGGCAATGCCGACGCTGAAACTCTCAGAGAGGCGGGCGCGCGTGTTTCGCAATCCATTCGCGAACAAGTTGAGGAGGTGTTCAGGGGTTATCTGAATACTCGTCTAGCATGAGGACTTACACAACTATCCAGGGCGATCGGTGGGATATCATTTCGCTTAAGGTCTATGGGACCGAGCTAAAAATGGATGTGCTCATTGACGCGAATTTTGCGCACCGAAATACCTCCATCTTTTGTGCAGGAGTTAAATTGAATGTGCCGGAGGTGGATACTACCCAATTGTTTGAGGACCTTCCACCTTGGAAACGTGGAGGCTACGTGAAGTGAACTTCGAGTTGCCTAACATAGCAACGTCTGCCATGCGTCACGCTCGTGCGTCAGTAGTGTATGAAGGCAAAGACATCAGCGAGGAAATTTCCAATGATCTGATCGATTTAACTGTGACAGACAATATGTCCGAACACGCCGATGAGGTCACCATCCGGATTCAGGACACTTCTGGAAGGTGGATCAGTAATTGGATGCCGGATCAAGGAGGCAAGATTCATGTTAAGTTGTTCGCCGACAATTGGAATGAACCAGGAACACAATTCATCGACTGCGGCACATTCTACGTTAACAGTGTGCGTTTCTCCGGGCCACCGCGTACGGTGACTATCAAAGCCGTTAGTCTGCCAGTTAAAGGATCGTTAAAATGGCAGAAAAATAGCAAAGCTTGGGAGAAGACTGGTCTGCGTCAGATCGCTACAGAGATTGCAAACAAAAATGGATTCTCCGTCCAATGGGAAGCCAAAGACAGTCCCATGTATGATCGAGTTGAACAAAACGAGAAGACCGACATCGGGTTTCTAAGTGAACTAACTCTCAACGCTGGAATTGCGATAAAAATTGCGGACAGAAAAATTATTCTATTTGACGAAAAAGAGTACGAAGCCAAGGAGCCAAAAGGCACGATCACCCTCAATGACAATATTTTGCGCTATGATTTCGAATGGAATTCAAATGACGTTTATAAGTCTTGCGAAGTTAGTTACCACAACCCGGACACTGGGAAGACTGCTAAATACATATTCACACCGGAGGAACGTCGTGATTTGGATTCCAGTCTCAAACACAATGTGAAGCTGGATTACGACCTATTTAGAATTAACCGAAATCCAATTGCCTAATATGCAAGAGAACGGAGCTTTAGATTATCGAGATAGAACCTCATCAAGTGAAGCACATGCCAGGCGACGTGCCAAAAGACGACTTCGACACAAGAACAAAAAGGAGCGCCACTGTAAAAATCTGACGCTCCTTTTAGATCTCAAAAAGTGCGCAGGCGATGCGTATACCTTTGATGAGACTTTCGGGAAATTTGCCGGCAAGTGGATCATCACGAAAGTCGAGCACCGCATTGGTCAGGGTGCAGTTACCAACCTCACACTGCGAAGAACTCTCAAAGGTTATTGACAATCGAACATCCTTTGATGCTCGACTTTTTGGACGTTAATGACAGTGATTTTCGACAGTCTCACAAGGTGGGGTTTGTTTGTGCCCGACGAAACCACCCCGAAGAAGGTCCGCAAGTCCGTGTTAGTCAGACGGACAAAGACGATCTAATTTCAGACTGGTTGGCCGTTATTCAAAAAAGCACGATAGGAACCAAGGACTTTTGGTTGCCACAATTAGGCGAGCAGGTTCTTTTCTCGACACTTCCCAACGGCACCAGCAAAGGATTTGTGCATGGTTCATTCTATTGTCGTGGCACCCCCCCTCCAACCACCAGCGAGCACGTCCGGCACACGACTTTCGCGGATGGGACTGTGATCGAATTTGATTCGTCTAACAGCACGTTCATGATCGATTCTAAAGGTCCAGTGGACCTTAAAACCAAGGGGTCGGTCAAGCTTGCCAGCGAGGGTGACGTTGAACTAACAACTCAAGGTAATCTCAGCGCAAAGGCGACTGGTACAGCAACCGTTGAATCTCCTAACATCGCGCTAAAGGGGAACGTTGAAATCACTGGAAGTCTAACTATTGGAGGCGATCTAATGGCTGAAGGTGCAACGTTCAACCATGACATTCTGGTAAATGGAAACGGCACGGCAACCGGAGTGTGGAAAGACTCAACCGGTTCAGGAGTCGGGTCATGATTGGGACATTTGCTGGGCTAATTTTCGGGGTGTACCCAACTGGGAGCATCATTACATTTGCCGACTTTAAAAAGAAGGTGGCCAGCCGATTCCATGAACACGAAGTGCTTGGCCAGAAACCTAAGCTAGAATACCTTGGGCCTAAATTGGACGAGATCACGTTCACCATGGCATTCAACGTCGCATGGGGAGCTAGTCCAGAGGTCATGTTGCCGCTACTCGAGGACTACGTGCGTGAATGTACAGTTGCCCCTTTAATTATCGGGATTAGCGGGATAGCTCTCGGTAATTCTCAGTACGTTATTAAAAGTCTAGGCGAGGATCATCATTTCATCAACATGTGGGGCCAGGTCGAGGGTGCGTCAGTTCAAGTCACCATGAGCGAGTACGATGGCCCGATTCAGCCTGGATTGTTGACTCGTTTGATCCCACGGAGTCTGTTTAAATGAGCGCCTTCACGGATTCAATGATTGAGGTCGATGGCGAAACGTTCAGCGCTACAGAGCTAGCCGGGATGGATTGGGATTCTACGGGCACCAAAGAGGTGCTGCATAACATCATGGCTATCCTCACAACAGAAATCGGAACTGTGCCACTCGATCGAAACTTCGGTCTAGATGACTCCATTATTGACCTTCCGATTAGCCTGGCCATTCCATTCATGCGCCAGGAAATCTTCCTTAAAATTCGCCACTACGAGCCTCGAGCGCAGATCCATGCCATTCGGTTCGAGGGCGATCCAGTGCAAGGCGGCCTCAAACCAATCCTTTCAGTGAGCATCGCCAATTGACACGGGACGTTTCAGAGATGTTCGAGAACGTCCCTGATTTCACATTTACCGAAAAGGACCCCGCCACAATCCGCGCGGAAATCATCCGTGGTTATGAAGTAGCTTATTTAGCTGATACGGGCCAAGCCATCACACTTGCCGCTGGCAACAAAAGACGACTCTATTTGCTGGCTCAAGCTGAGCGTGAAATCCAGTTGCGGGTACTGATTGATGCGACAGGAAAAAGTTATTTTTTGAAATACGCCCAAGGAGACTTGTTAGATCTTTATGGTGCTAACTACGGAGAGCGAGGAGCACGGCTCCAAGAGAGCTACGCAACCACGACGATTCGGTTTACGCTTGAGGTGGCAACGACTAGTGGAAGCATTGTCCCAACTGGCACCAAGGTTGCAGCGGCCAACGGAATTACATTCACCACGACAGCTAGCGCCATCATTCCTCCTGGTGGATTGACTGGTGATGCTCCGGCAACGAGTGAAGTAGCGGGGTCTTCAGCGAACAATCTCTTACCAGGACAGATTAATC